CGGCGGACTGCCAGATTCCCTCTAAACGGGTTTCGTATTCAATCACCTGATCAAAACTAAGTGCGTGTGTAACACTATTAACTAGGTAATAGCCTCCAAAACCAAAAGTTCTTGCCCAAGAACCCTCTTGGCTTAAAGGATCGCCTGTCTTGTCAGCGGTTTCTAGAAAAATATACTGCCCCGGTCTAAATATGTTATTTCCATGACAAACAATATCTACATCGTATTTGTCTCTAAATTGGCTTATAGATACAGAGTCTTGCAGTACCCTTGCTTCACCCATATAAGGTATGTCTGTTTTTTTAAATTTTGCAGACCTAAGAACGCCAATGTTTAAATGTTGTAAATTAAAATGCACTATACCTTGGTCTGTGTTGGTGTTTTTTTTACCACTTAAATTAAGGCTTGCATTGCTTGAGCTAGCAGATATAACATAGTATGAAGTTCTTCTTGTAACTCTAGCAGCATCCCAAAAAATTCCGCCTGCAGGGATTAAAAGCCTTGAAGGCGCGTTCGGGGGCAGCTTTGAATCTGATACGTTTAACAAAGACGCAGAAAATCTAGGTCTTTTATATTGAGCGTTAATCTTCTTTAACGTATTCTCTGGCATCTTTAAGCAATCTTCCGCCATAATTGAAGTTATCAAATCAGATACAATGTCGCGTATAAATTGTGCAAAATTATACCTGGCTCTGTCTGGTTTTATGACTCTTTTAATAAACCACGAGTAATATAAATCTAAAGAAATTGGCAAGTCAGATATGTTAACAACTTTTGGCGTATGGGTAACTGGATCGAAATAATCATAAGGACCAACAACAAACTGTAAGTCTGCATTGTTGTTGCCAATTTTAAAGCGCGGGTTCTGGGCTTTAATGTTATCGATCGCAACATCAATCAAATCTCCCAGGTAAAAATAATAAAACTTAAAAGTTCTTAAATTTTTATCAAACTTGCTCGTAGAGGACTCAACGCTTAAAGTGTTTAAAGCCTCCTCAGTTGTTGCATCTTGTATTTCAAACTTCTTTGAAAGTTCTTTTTTTGTCGCGCCGCTAGTCACATTAGCAGCCTCTAATATTGAGGCGTTTTGTCTACCATTTGCAACTGTTAACGTCGTTGATTGATTGCTAACATTAAACTTCAACCCCATGTCATCGCTATCAACTTTTACAGAGAAAATCTTATCAGTGTCAATCAGTGCATTGAGTAGTCCGGACCATCTGCTTATTTTTAAATCTTTTTCTATAGATTGAACTTCTTCCTGAAGCTTTGTAAGCTCTCTGGTTGCTCTTTTTGCACCATCCTCAGTGCTTGCTGATAGGGAAAAACCAGCCTTTTGCTGTTGTAGCTCCTCTAGAGCTTGGCGATGTTGTTTAATTATTCCTGCGTCTCTTGCGTTGTTTTTAAATACATCTGCCATGTGACTTCGAAGCATAGATTCTACATGGCCTATATATTCCACTTTTAAAGTTAAATATTGATATTCCTCATCAATAGCAATTGTGTGCTTCATTAAGGTCAAAGACGCTTCAATCTTGTTAGCGCGTATTGCATCATTGACAGCATCATATGCGAAAGCTGCACGATCTTGACCGGTGGAAAAAATAGTTGCCCATTGTGATTTAGTTATTGGCTTCAATCCATATTCAACTTTTACTTGAAAATGATCTGGATTCCAGTACTCCTTATATTCTTCTTTGTGCTTATTTTGAACCTCCTGTTCAATCACCGGATTAACTGTAGGAACACTCATTATATCATGATTAATCGTCTCTGCTGGGTTTTGAGAGCCTGGAAATTGCGTGACTTGTGTTGACCTAGTAATTAAATCAATAAACTTGGCTTGATATAACTTGCCATCAACAACACGATTGTTGGCATTTCTTTCGTCTCCCATGGAACTAAATGATGGAACAAAAAAAGTTGCATCGGCTTTTACGTAGTTATCAACCTCTGCAGGATTAGTTCCAAGAAACTTTATTTGAAAATTTTGTAGTACTATCTTGTTTTGCTTTAACAAATCGCTACGTCTTTGAAAGCCTAAAGAATTAATTGGCAGTTCGATAGAGATTGGATTGTCGCTTGAATCTCGCTTAACTATGAACATCTTAACATAAGGAACTGCCATGGCCAACAACTGTGTC